CAACGTGCTTTCATGGTACAGAACGCAGTTTATAAAAAAGGAATTAGACCAACAGAATTTTTTAGTGAACCGTTTGAAAAACTGTTTGCAACGTTACCAGAAGAATTAGTAGAAGCATACGGATTAGATGTAGATGATTTCATTGATTTCGTAATAAAAGAATAAAATATGTTTAGCACTTTAAGAATAGATTTTTTACAAGATTTCGGTGTAGATTGGTTTTTAACAATCGGTACACGTACATCAGATGGTACATTAACAAAAAACAACTTTACATGGGTCGTTACACGTGTAAGTCCATTTGAAGTTGAAGTGGGTACACCAACTGGTAACCCTGGTGAAAGAACTGCATTAAATTTAAAAACAGCATACGATTTAGATAATACAATAGGTGCAACTACTGTTGCTGGTAATAGTGGCTTTTTCGGTTACATAGAATTTACATCAACAGTAGTAGGTGAAACATTTGATGGCATAGGATTACGTGATGATAATGGTGGTAGTATTGTTCTTTCTGCAACATATAACAATGTAGTGCCAACACCAACTGCAACAGATGTAGATTTAATATTAACACGTTCACCACATTATGTAAATGTTCCATATACATTTAGTGAAACAACAGCATCTACATTATCATTGTATGTTTACGATGGTGACATTGCAACAGTTCCAGCAACAGCATCTTATGTAGCAACCCAAACAAGACCAGCAGCTAATTTTGATGAAGCGAATTTTAATATATCTAATTATGTAAATGACTTTTTAGATGTAAAACCTAACGTTACGTTTGTAACAAGTCCATCAATAATAGACAGTAATACAGATAGTGTTAAATGGATTAAATACGTTGCCACTTATGCTGATGTAGATAATTCTGTTGCAGATATTGAGGGTTCTTTTTCTGCATTACGTGGATTTGGTTTTTATAATCAAGGTGTGAACCCAACTAAACCAGCTAATTCATTACTAACGCCATGTGTAAAACGTAAAGTAGCTAGTGATGGTATTATATTATTTCCGTTTATTAACGATGGTACTAACGCATCATTTACAGTAACAACAGAAAATTTAGAAGTTAATAGTACACTTGCAGTTACAGTATCGGCAGAAAGCACCAAATACATACAATATGTTTTAGTAGATGTTTCTGATATTACAACAGATAAGATAATTACAATAACAGATAGTAATTCTAATGCATTTGTTTACAACATTGAAACAGAATGTAGATATGAACCAAAGCAAATAGTTTTTATGAATAGATACGGTGCTTTTGATAGTCTTACACTATTTAAAAAATCATCATCTACATTATCTGTTACTAAAGATAAGTTTATAAACAATTATTTAACAAACGGTGTTTATGATGTTACACGCCATCAGATGAAAGATATTAATATCCAAGCAATGCAAAAGTTAAGCGTTAATAGTGGTTATATTAATGAAGCTGAAAACGAATTATACAAAGATATTATGGTTAGTGATTTGATATATCTTTACGAAGATGGAAACTTAACACCATTGAAATTAAATAAAAGCAGTTTAGAAATAAAGAACAGGGTAAACGATGGTATAGTTAATTACTCATTAGAATTTGATTACGCATTTAACTACATACAAAACGTGTAAATGGACGTATTAATATACATAGATGGTCAACGAATAGACTTATACGAAAACGATAACATTAGTATTAATTTATCTAAACAAAATGTTAATGACGTTTCTAAGGTGTTTGCAGACTTTTCACAATCTTTTAGTGTACCAGCATCAGATAATAATAACAGCGTATTTAAACATTATTACGATGCAACAGTAGATAATGGTTTTGATGCACGTGTTAAAAAAAATGGCATCATACTTATTAACGGTTCTGATTTTCGTGTAGGTAAAATACAATTAAACGGTGTTAAAATAAAAGATAATCAACCGAAAGCGTATCAGATCCAATTCTTCGGTAGTACAATAAACATTAAAGAAGATATTGGTGATGATAAACTAATTGATTTAGATTGGTTAGCTAATTTCAACCATGATTATACAGATGCAAATATTCGCACAGGTTTAACATCTGGTTTAGATTTCACAGTAGATAGTGAAACATACACAGAAGCTATAATATATCCGTTAATTTCGTACAATAGACAATACTTGTACAATAGCGATATATCAGATACAACATCAACTGATACACTTGTTAATATAGCTTATGATGCTACACGTACTGATGGAGTAAGATTTGACAATTTAAAACCAGCAATTAAGTTATATCTAATCATTGAAGCGATAAATAAAAAGTACACAAACTTTAATTTTTTAGATGGCTTTCTAAATACACCAGAGTTTCAAGAAATATATTTCAATCTAAATAATAGCACCGATGCTATTAGTAGTGGTTTTATTGAAGTTGAAAGTGAAAGTGGTACAGTAAACGCACCAGCAGAAAAATATATTTATAATGCAACCGTAACACCTAATGCTGGATTTGAAAACACAAGATATAAAGTTAAGTTATACATAAATGATGAACTTACTTATGAAAGTTTAGATTTTTTAAGTGGCACTAATTTATTACTTAGTAATAGACAATTCACTACCGATTATACTACACGTATGGAAGTGATAACAGAAGAAGATTTTGAATTTGATGCAAATACTATATTTTCATATTTAGATGGTGTTATTGTAACAAATGTTTACACAAACAATTATTTAAACAATATAATTGATTTATCTGCAACAATATTACAATTAATACCAGATATTAAAATAATTGATTTATTGACATCACTAATAAAGATGTTTAATCTAACGATAACAGAAACACAGCAATCGTTAAAGTTAGAAGATTTGCCATCGTGGTATGCAAAGGGTAATATCTATGACATAACAGAATATGTAGATACAGAAACCGAAGATGTAAAACGTGGCAAGATATACAACCAATTAGATTTTAAGTTTGAAGAAAGCGACCAGATATTAGCAGCACAATATTTAAAAGATAACCGTATTACTTATGGTAATTTAGAACAACGTTTATATGAAGATGCAGCACAAACAACGTTATTAGATGGTGAAACATTATCTGTTGAAGTTATATTTGAAAACCCAATATTTGAACGCATATTTGACCAGGATGATAATAGTCAAACATCAATACAATACTGTCCGTACATTGATGATAAATTAGATAGTATTACTGGTAATCCGTTTTTATTCTATGCTAATGTAGTTGATGTTGCATCTAATCCTATTGGTTTTGTAAATAGTGATTTAACATATCAAGATATAGGTTCATCTGTTATAATGCCAACACATAGTAGGGTAATAAACGAAGATAGTTTTAATTTAAACTTTAACGCAGTAGTTAATGAGTTTACGTATCAAGTTTATCAAGATACTATTTACAGTAGATTTTACAGCGATTACATAACAGATATATTCAGCATTAAAAGACGTTTATTTAATTACAATTCAATATTGCCAGATAGTTTATTACAAGCGTTACAATTAAACGACAGACTTATAATTAAAGGTAAACGATACATCATAAATAAATTAGAAGCTAATCTAATAAATAGAAAAGACAAGTTAGAATTGATTAATGATATTTACGATGCACCGTTAGCATCAGATTTATTAAACACATCAAGGTTTAGAGATGCATTTCAATCAGTTGGTAGTGGTGTACAAAGTAACACAAACATTTACTACGGTTTATCTGGTAAAACAATATCATTAGTAGATACTGGTGATGGTACATCGTGGATTACATTAAACACAGCAACAACAACAGATGTAGTTTTTACTGTTTCTTATGATGTATCAGCTAACAATAGTGGTGTACGTTCAGCACAAATACAAGTAACAGATGACTTAAACAATCCGAAGTTCACAGTAATACAATCATCTAACGTAATAACAGTAGATAATAACATAATAACAGTAGATAATAACATAATAACAGCAGACAATGGCTAAACAAACAATAAACATAGGTACAGTAGCGAATGATGGTACTGGTGATGCATTACGTGATGCATTTAGCAAAGTAAACGATAATACAGATGAAAGCTTTTTAACAAGTAGAATACTTGTAAACCAAGCAAATAAAGACACAACTTTAGGCGGTGTAATAGATAGCACTAAACAATATTTTTTAGATGGTGTTATTGATATGGGTAG